TAATGGTTTTGCTTGTGTTTTACCACCAGTTTTAGCCATTCTAACTCTATCTAACATACCATCTAATACTTTTGCACCTGCATCAGAGCTACCATCACCCATCATAGATACAACATCTGCAGGAATAATATATTCATCTTGTGATACAGCAGCTACTGCTTTGTCTCCTATATTCATAGGTAAATCATCTGCCATACCACTTTTTCCTGTGCCTTGTATTAATCCTTCAGTTTGTACATTTGGATTACCTGCAGCTTGTGCAAGTACCATATTTCTTAACATCATAAATTGTTCTTGTCCATATTTAACAATAAACTCACTAACAATATTACTATTATCTGTTTCACCAAGAATAAACTGTATAGTTTCTTGAACTATAGGGTCTTGCATCATATCTGTTGATTGATTAGTAGGCATATTTACATCTTGACCTTCTTGATAACCCATTGCTTTTATAGCTTCTCTACCTTTTTCTGTTTTAGCTAAAGCTTTTAAACCTTCATTAGGTAATTCTTTATTAGTGCTTTCACCTTCTGCAAATAATGGACCACCAAATGGACCTGGTACATCAAGATTAATAGGTGGTCTTGGTGTAGGTGCAGCAGTTATATTACCCATAGTTGGTCCTGTTGGTATTTTTACTCCTGAACCAATTCTTGGGTCAACTGGTCCACTTGGAGTTGGTGTTCCTGAAGGTAAATTAGCTTCAGGTAATATTCCACTACCTATTGGTCCACCACCTGTTACTGGTATACCCCCTGTTCTAGGTGGTTGTGGTTGTTGACCTATAGGCATTGGTGTAGTTACTGATTGCACAGGAGGTAATGGAGATGAAATTATTCCATCATTATAATCTATACCACCGCCACCAAGTACATTACCGCCTACAATAGGACCTCTTTCTCTACTAGCTCTATCATCAACTGGCATATTTGGAGGCTGAAATGTTGGTTGTATTGGAGGTCTAGCCATCATATCTGTTAATTTTGGCTCAAATGGCATAGGTTCTGGTCTAGGTCTACTAAAGTCAGGTATTGTTACATCTGCTCCACCTTCAATAGGTATTGTTATTGAGGGAGGTGGAGTTAGTACTGGTTCTGGCTCAGGTATAAAATTACCACCACCTGGTCCACCTATAAATGGTGGTCTTATAGGATTAAATCTAGGAGGTTCACTAGGAGGCATAGGCATAGGTCTATCAATAGGTCTAGGAGGTTCAGGTGGAGGTACTATAAATTCATCTGGAGGTATTATAGGTTCTACAGGAGTAGGTCCACCTTTTCTTGGAGGCGTTGGTCCAATTATTGTAGGTGGTGGTTCAGATATTGGAGGTGTTGGTATAGGTTCAGCTTCTGGAGGTGTAGGGTCAGGAACTGGGTCAGCTACTGGAGGTGGAGGTGTAGGGTCAGGTTCTTGAAATGGTGGCTCTACAGGTCCGCCTACAAATGGTGGTGGTGTTGGTCTGCCATAAAAACCACCAAATGGCATAGGTTGTTGTACAAATCTAGCATATGGATTTAACATTTGTTGCATTTGTGGTACACCATAAAATCCTTGATAAGTAGGTGATTGCATAAATGGATTACCATAACCTGCAAACATAGGTGGTCTCCTTCTTCCAAAAAATCCTCCACCCATAGGTGGTTGTATAGGTCTAGGAAAAGGTGATAAAGGTGGTCCACCAGGAAATCCACGACCCATTCTTGGTGGTGCAAAAGAATTAAATCCCATACCTTGGTTTTGATTAAAACCTTGAGGTTGCCCAAAACCTAAACTAGTTGCAGTTGGATTTATTGATTCAAAATAAGAAAATTCAGGTTGAAAACCTGGCATAAATCCTCTAGGTATAGCTCTTGCTGTTCTAAGAGCAGGTAATTGATATTGACCTGTTAAATTATTTCCTAAATTAGGATTATAATTTATATCTTCTATTGGGTCATAATATATATTTGTATTACGACCTCTTTGAAATCCTATTTTACCACCACTAGCTACTGGTATTTGCTCAGGGTACATTTCATACATTCTTTTTTTACGCTCTTCTTCATCTATGCCCATTTGAGCTAACATTCTTTCAAACTCTTCTTGTGATTGCATTACAGCTCCAGTACCTGCTGTAGTTGCTGCTGCTATACCACTAGGAGACATTGCTGCATCAGCTAATGCTTTAGCTCCTAAATCAAATGAACTAGCTGCTTTAACACCTTCTGACGCTGGAACTGGAGTTTGTGTAAACATTGTTTTTAAAGATTCTCCTGCTGCAGCATCTGGAGTTCCTGCTGCTGTACCTAAAGCTTTTGTTCCTAATCCTGCTGTAAGTCCTGATAATAATGCTTTAGAACCAGAACCACCTGTTTGTGCATAAGTAGCTAAACCTGCTCCTATACCTGCCATAGCTCCTGCTGATAAACCAGTAACACCTATTGCTCCAAGAACTGAAGGTGCTAATAAACTACCTAACATAGGTGCTAAAAAAGGTAAGAAAGCTTCTGGCTGTCCTGTTTCTGGATTCATTGTTATAGGCATAGCAGATGCTAATCCTTTAACTTCTGCAGGATTAACATGAAGTAACATAGAGTCGCCAAAACGACCTTGTGCTGCTACATTTTTGGTTTGTTGTTTTATGTCCATATTTATCTATCTTCCTCTTTGGTTTCACAACCAAACATATTAAAACTCATATCTACTGCACTTGTATAAACTTTTACTACATCTGTCTGATTTAATGTAATGCCTAAAACTATAGCAAAAGAATCATTTGCTGCTACTGATTTATCATAAAAAAGAAATTGCTTATCATCTGCTCCAGCACCTGCTACATGAATACTTAATCTAAATGTTATTGCAGAACCTGTTCTATTTGCTGCAACTATAGAACTAACTGTTGTTTGTGTCATATCAGGACAAGTATAAAGTGTAGTCGTTGTAGTTGCTGCAGGGTCAACTTGACCTAAAACTTTTAAATTATCAGCCATGTTTCATTCCCATTAATAAAAATTGATGTCTTTTTACAGCTTTACTTGATACAACATCTTGTAATTTACTTAATTTATTAACTTCAATAGCTAAATCTTGTATAGCTTGTTCTGTAATTCTTCTTGATACTGTTTCTTCTATAGCATCATATTCTTGTCTAGGTATTGGTAATACTATTGATTTAGGATTTGCCATTATCTTTTACCATCTGGTCTAATATCTAATCTTACATCACCTAATCGCCAACCATAATCATTAGATGAATTAGATACTCTTATTGCACATTGTCTACTTCTAGCTCTAGTATTTGTAAATGTAGAATTTGGAGTAACTGATACAGTAGATAATGTTGATAAACTTTCTAAAGGATAATCTCTACCTTTAATTATTATATCTACATTATCAGATGTAGATTGTTGGTCTCTAAATTGTATATCAGGTATTATTTTATTTACTGATATAAAATTTTCTCCATCAGGGTCTAAATCAAAATCACTTGATTCTATAAACGCAGTAAAATTACTACCATCGTCTCCATGACCTATTTCATGTGCAAAAAGAAAGTTATTATTATCTGTACTACTG